TACATGCTATAGTATGCATGTATCATTCATGGGGTTGTCATGGTTTCGACAGGTTTATGTTTGATTCAGGCTGCAGTGGAGTGATGACCTAATCATCAATTAAATTTAAACGCTAACAATAACGTTAACTACGCTTTTGCCTAAGTCGTAAATATTACGCAGCATAGCACAGTCTTATGATCGGCCACTGATCATAATTCGCACCTGGTATGCCAGGACCACGTGGATAGGGTGTTTCTAATGTCTATAGGAAATGCATGAAAATGAATAGACAAATTCAACGAATGTGTGTTCACTGACTTGTTCGTTGTCTTATCTAACAGTGAACTAAACTGTAGAAGCTTGAATGTGGGACTACTCTTGGACACGGGTTCGACTCCCGTCAGCTCCATAAACACTCAAAAAACCGCATAAATATGCGGTTTTTATTTTTCGTGATGCACAAATGATGCACAAAATCAGAATATTTCATTCAGAATTGACTTCAAATCACGCCTGGATTCCTCGTAAATATGAGCGTATGTCTTGCGCATTTCTTCGACGGTATGGCCCAAACGGTCAGCGATAAGTTGATCGTCTATCTTTCCAGAACGGATCAGATATGATGCATGGGAATGACGGAAGCCGTGAGGCGTGATACGCGGAACCCCGGCAATCCTGATATATTTGTCTAGAGTGGTAGCCAGCTTCTGACGCGACATAGGCGCTACGTCACCGAACACAAAGAAGTCGGGCGAGAACCCATCCACGCAGGAAGATGCAGCGTAACGGCGACGCAGGAGCTCCAGGAGCGAATCCTGCAGATCAATACGGCGGATTGAATTCTTCGTCTTTGGAGACGTGAGAGCCCAGCCGCGGTCCAGGGTTTTATAGGTCAGTGTTTTCTTTATGCTGATCGTGCCAGCACCAAGGTCAACATCAGACCACTGCAGGGCTAAGAACTCGCCTTCACGCACGCCGGTCTCAAAGAGGAACGTAAACACGTCCGCCCAGAAAGGCTCGTCCACACAGGAAAGAAAATACTTAAACGTTTTTACTTCCCAGAAGTTCGGGGCCTTTGTGTTATAATCAGAGGGACGCCTGAAGCGACCGACAGCCATGCAGGGGTTATAGTCGATAAAGCCAAGACGCATGGCATAGCTCAAGTATTTAGACAGCACTTCCTTCGTTTTGTTGATCGTTGCAACAGAATAGGGAGTGCCGTTTTTTTGTTTGCGCTTTGCAACGCTTGACATGAACTGCGTGACAAGCGGAGCGGTAAACTTTGAAAGCTGAACTCTTCCCAGGCTTTCCTTGATATGGTTGCGGTAATAGCTTTCATTTGATATAAGGGTCGCCTCCTTGATTCCCATGATCTCGTATTCTTCGTGATATCGAAGAACCAGCTCGTCCAGGGTAATGGAAGGGCGAACCTTGACAGATGCCTCCAGGAAGGAACGCTCCGCCAGTATTGCCTCTCGCTTTGTTTCAAAGCCGCGGCGACAGTAGTGCTGGCGGGTTCCTGTGGCGTCCCTGTAATAGCCAGAGATGAGCCAGGTGCCGCGTTTCTTATCTTTAGATACAGACATTTATCCTCGCCTCCATTCGCGCCTGAGCGCCTTAATATAGCCCAGAATACGGAGCCTGGAAGACCAGTCGTCCGTAAGCAGAATACCCTGCTGGCTAGGGCACGCAGGACGGATATACATGGCAGACTCGAACTGTTCCAGGAAGCGGAGCATCGTGCAGCCGTCCAGCACGATGAGAGCCGGATGCGCAGCACGGACAGCGCTGGAACCCTTGATCAGACACACATCCCCGCGACAGACACCCGCGGAATGCATGGAATCATCCGGGCAGATCCATACATAGTCGGCATCTATTCCTTCGGCCAGAGCGCCATAGCTGCCTGGAACGGTAGATTCAACAATGGAGCCGTTAGGTGAGATAAGTGGAAGAAAGCGTACGGGACGCAACTCCCTGTCTAAAGAATGACTTATAAGGTCGGTAGCTTTGATATTAAAGAACTCCGCAAGCCTGGCCATCTTTTCAGGACGCGGAGTCTTTAGACCACGCACCCAGGCAGAAACGGTGTTCTCTGAAACGCCGCAGAAGGCCGCCAATTCCTTACGGGAAGCCCCGGATTTTTTCAGAAGTTCTGGCAATCTCTGAGCCAGCAGATCTCGCATAGATTCATTCATAATTTAATCCTCCTAATCTTAAAGGTTACAAAAAGATTATAGCACAACAAATAAAAAATAATCTAAAAGGTTGACACAGCACGCAAAAGTGCTAAACTTTAGAGCATCTCAAGAGAGGAGCTAGCATATGATGGAGAAAATCCAGTTCATGATTCAACACATGAGCCCGGAAGGTCTACGCAGAACGTATGCCATTATACACGGGCTCTGGTTGAGATACGGCACCAGCACAAACACACGCAGGTAGCAGACAAAGGTGCCATGACGAAAGAAGAGCAGTAGCGAAACAAGCTACTGCTCTTCTTTTTTTAGGTTATCGATGAGTCGACAAACGATATCGAACTGATCCGGCGGCAAGTTATAAAGTTTTTTCATAATGCTTATGGTTTGATCATCCCAGTGTTTCTCGGCGGCCATGCCATCTATCAAGGCGTCCATAGAATCAACAAACATATCACCTTTACCTTCAGTCAGCCAGAAATAATCAACGCCAAATGTCGAACAAATCAAACGAATAGTCTGCTCAGATGCTCCATTTCTTCCGTTTTCGATACCCGACACCGAAGACTTAGACATACCTAATTTCTCGCCAAAAGCTTCAACGGTTAACCCTAGTTCTTTACGAAGTATTCTGACTCTTTCATTTAAAGTCTGCATATTTACCTCCCACTAATAGATTAACTCTAAATTCAAAAAAAGTACAGTATCCGAACTAAAAGTATTGACAACAGTCGGAAACCGAACTAATATAACGGTGTAAGTTCGGTAAGCGAACAGAAAGGAAGAAAAATATGACAGAAAGCGAAAGAGCTGACAAGCAATGCAGCCTGGAAGAAATCGGGCCTAAAGCATTTAGCCTAAGCGGGAAGGCAAAGACCTACATTCAGGGATTCCTAGCCGGGCTGGAAACAGCAGAAAGAAACAAGGAGGACAAGAAGGATGACGGAAATAAAGACAAGAACAGTATTCCTGACAAAGGATGACCTTGAAGTTATAGATGAGTGCCTGGACTTCCAGCTCCGCACTCTAAGAAACAAGGTCGTCACAACATGGAAGGACAAAGAGTTCTACGACAAAGTGAAGGCCCTGAGAGAACGGGTAGAAAAGACGCTGGACAGCTTCGCAGAGATAGAAGCACTTAAAGAGGAGGAATAAGAGAAATGGAAAGCAACAGATGGCTCGCAGAGAGTAAGCTCAAGACGATCATCGCACAGGAGTACGTGCAGGAGCACATGAGCAAACCTGAACTCTACAGACAGGTAGCAGAGGACGCCGCAGACCTTGCGCAGGCGTGCCTCAAATACGCAAAAGCGCTGGAAGGAACAAGCCAACAGGATCTCTACTGGGGATTTCAGCTGGTAATCGACCTCTACGCAGAGCTGATGAACACCGCAGAAATCACCGATATCCCACTGGACCCGGAAATCAAGTTAGCGAAAGCTCAGAGCTGGGCAGACAGGCTGTCCGCCGGCCAGGAAGAAAAGCAAGCAGTCCGTATGGCAGAAGACATGAGAAAAAAGCAGGAGCTGGACGAGGAAACAGAAGACCTGCTCCGCCCATTCTTTCCAGAATTAGAAGACGAGAAGAACGACTCGCCAGGAATCAGAACACGCTCGTTCTTCCCGGAAGAAGAAAGTGAAGGTGCAAACAATGAATGAAGAAAAGCCTCTAGAAGTGCAACATTTCGAGAAACCGCTCGAGATCCCGAGCTTCATGAACAGAAAGCAGCATGAGGAAGAAGCGGTAAGAGAAGAAATCTTCAGCAATACAGACATCATGCTGATCTGCGGGCTGACAGCAGCAATCCTGCTGATCGTAGCCCTGCAGCTTGGAGCCCTGAGCCTATGAGCGAAGAAAGACTGGAAGACTTCAGGTACAGGATGATGATCCGCGGCTACATGAATAAAAAAGAGTTCCAGAAGTTCATGGACTGCGGGTACAAGACCGCAACGAAACTGTGGAACAGGTTCCTGTCAGATATAAAGGCAGAAGGGCTGGAATGCATAGACGGCGGACGGTTCATGCTGACAAAAAGAGCCATCGGGTGCCTCGGACTGAGTGAAAAGAAGATCATCGAGGCACACGAGAGGGCATAAAAAAAGGGCTAGCATTTGATGACGAAGTCAAATACTAGCACAAACACACATAGATAGTATATCACAAGCACAAAAAAGGAGACAAGGATGTCAAAAAAGAAGTACAGATTTACAGCGCAGATCGGGGACCAGAAAGTCTCATACCGCAACGAAAGCCTGGAGCAGATTCGAGGCCTGAGAGACTACCTGATCAGAGAGATGCATGATCACACAATCATCTCGCCAATCCAGCATGAAGATGATGAAGGCAGCTGGATGGATATAGAAGGAACAACAGAACATGGACAAAAGGGAGGAAACAAAAATGTTTGTTGATGTAAGTATCAAGTACACGCAGTCGGAAATGAAGGAATGCCAGGAACTGCTGGCATTCCTCAGCAGAAACCCGCAGATCAAGGCGGATGCAGAAGCCGATGAAGCAATCGAGCAGGCACACAGAGAAGCCAAAGCTACAAAGAAGCCAAAGCCTGAGGCAAAACAGGAAGAAGGCGGCGTGTCATGGAGAAACACGACAGGTGGATGGACAACAAATGAGTGCAGCGAGGAAGAGACGGTAACTGAGAAAGCTACTGAAGAACCGGTGAAGGAAAAAGAGTACACCGAAAAAGAAGTGATCGCAGCAAGCGCGGACTTCATCAAAAAGAACAGCCCTGAGGTGTTCAAAGGAATCCTCAGCCAGCTGGGCGCAAGAAGCGTCTCCAGCATGCCGAAAGAAAAATACCCTGAACTGATGGAGGCCATCAATGCCAAGTAGACACGCACTGCTCAGCGCATCCAGCTCTGAGAGGTGGCTCTGCTGCCCTCCATCGGCAAGACTGGAGGAAACGATTCCAGAGAAAGCCTCTGCATACGCTGCAGAGGGCACTCTGGCACACTCCAAGGCCGAGGAGAAGCTGACAAACTACCTGGAGGGACATCCGAGAAAGAAGGTGAGGTGCCCGGACGGAGAGATGGACGAGGCAACCACGAACTACAGGAACTACGTAATCGAGGTACTGAACGCAGAAAAGAAGAAAGACCCGTGCGCGCAGCTGTTCGTAGAGGTAGAGGTTGACCTTTCTAAATGGATACCTGAAGGATTCGGAACCAGCGATGCTGTAGTCGTAAGCACAGACACGCTGCATATCATTGACTTCAAGTATGGATCGGGAGTACCGGTAAATGCTTATCACAACTCTCAATTATTACTCTATGCAGCAGGGGCAATGAACATCTATGAACCTCTGTACGGATTCAGAGATATCACGGTTCACATCTACCAGCCACGCATTGATCACTTCGATTCATACACGACGACCGTGGAAAACCTGGAGAAATGGCTGGAAGGGACAGTAAGGCCAATGGCAAAGATGGCCTACGCCGGAGAAGGAATGCAGATGCCTGGAGGTTGGTGCAGATTCTGCAAGGTCAAGGCAAACTGCAGAGCAAGAGCCCAGATGCAGGAGGAAGTAGCAGAGAAGAACAAAATGCTCAACGGAATGCTTTTGAAAGACGACGAAATAGCAGACCTTCTGCCAAGGCTGAAGGAAATGACCGCCTGGGCCAAAGACCTGCAGGAATACGCCCTGGAACAGGCACTGTCGGGCACAAAGTACAGAGGCTACAAGGTAGTAGAGGGAACGTCCAGACGCAAGATCACTGATGACGTGGAAGCCATGAACAGACTGCAGACAGCAGGATACCAGTACACGGACATCACAGAGACAAAGCTGAAGACAATCACAGAACTGCAGAAGCTCGTCGGAAAGAACGAACTTCCAAAGGTACTGGGCGACACACTGGTCAAGCCGCCTGGAGCACCAACGCTGGTGCCTGAAAGCGACAAGAGACCAGACATCAGAGAAGCCTCGGCATTCGAGGCCTTCGGGGAGGAATTCAAATGACAGACAGTCTGACAAAGCAGGAGCTGGCAGCGGACATTTACAAGATACTGGACGATGTTCTCGACTGCGACTGCGTAAGCTGGAGAAGCGTAGCAGAGAAGCAGGAAGCAGCAATCATCAAGGCACTGGAAATGCTGCTGGAACTGCAGGAGAGAATGAAATGAAAGACTACCACACAGAGATAACAAGAGACAGAGAAACAGCACTCTGTGATGCATATGAATGCTGTGAATACCTGAGAGAAGCGGTAAAAGAAGTCTATAAAGATCTAAAAACTATTGTCAACTACCTGGATCAGGCGGAAGAACTGATCGAGCAGGCACAGAATGATGACAGATGAGATCAAGGCGCTGAGCCTGAAAATCAGACAGCTCAACATAGAAATCCAGGGGCTGAAGAACAACCGCTACAGGGCGGACAAGATCAGACAGCTGCACAGGCTGACAAAAAAGAAATATCTAATGCTTAAGGAGGAAAAGAAAGCATGACTAAAGTAAAAACAGGACTGGTAAGACTTACATACGCACACCTGGCTGAACCATACGCATTCGATGAAAAGAACACACCAAAGTACAGTACAGGAATGATCATCAGCAAGGATGACAAGTACACAATCGACCAGATCAAGGCGAACTATGAAGAAGCCGTGGAGGACGGTGTCGAGGACTTCGGGCAGGGCTTCAGATCCAAGGCGACACCACTGCTCAGAAAGCCGGGAACAAGAGAAGGGCTCCTGGTTGACGGAGATGAGGATGACAAGTACTCAGGAAACAGCGACTACAAGAACAGCTGGATCCTTACCGCAAAGTCAACTACAGCACCAGGCGTCCTGGCACTGGAAAAAGGCAAGAGAACACTCACACCGGAAGAAATCAAAGACACAGTGTACAGCGGATGCTACGCAAAAGTCTGCTTCAATTTCTACCCTTACAGCAAGGCACAGAAGGGCATCGCCTGCGGGCTGGATTCAGTTCTTAAAATGAAGGACGGAGAGAACCTCGGCGGACACGGAAACGCACTCGGAGACTGGGAAGATGAAATCGATCAGGCCGTAACGGACAGCCTGGGAGACGACTATGGCGACCTTCTCTAGGAAGCTGAGATACCTGCATATCGACCTGGAGACATACTCCAGCGTCGATCTAGCAGAATGCGGAGCATACAAATACGCGGAGAGCGAGGACTTCGAAATCCTCCTTTTCGGGTATGCCTTCGACGACGGACCCGTAAAGGTACTAGAGTATCCGACACCGGAGACGCTGTACGACGATGGATTTGTGAAACTGCTCATGGATCCACGCATTATCAAGGTTGCGCATAACGCAGCATTCGAAAGAACCTGCCTGAGCGCATACATCAGAAAGCTACCACAGACAATTATTAATACATACAGAAGTCCAGATGCACGGGAGCCTCTGGATTTTCTACCACCTGAACAGTGGCAGGACACAATGATCATGGCCGCAGAGCTGGGCTACCCGAACAGCCTGGCGCAGCTTGGCAATGCCCTGGGACTGCCGGAGGACAAGAAGAAGATGGCCGCAGGAAAGCGCCTGATTCAGTATTTCTGCAAGCCATGCAAACCTACAGTAAGCAATCATGGAAGGACAAGGAACACAGCCGCGGATGCACCAGACAAGTGGGAAACATTCGTAGAGTACAACAGACAGGACGTAGTCACAGAGAAATTCATATTTGAAAGGCTCAACAGAATCTGTCCCGTACCCGACCAGGAATGGAAGAACTGGCAGGTTGACCAGCACATCAATGACAGAGGCCTCGGCATAGACGCTGATCTTGTAGGCAAGGTGCTCCAGGAACACGAGGTACTGACAGCACAGCTGCAGGAAGAAGCACAGGACCTGACACACCTGGAGAATCCGAACAGCCTCGCACAGCTGAAGAGCTGGATTGAACGGCAGGAAGGTCATGCAATAGAGAGCCTGAACAAGACAGCGGTAACTGAGCTGTTGAAGAATGACATCACACCACAGACAAGGCGCGCCCTGGAAATCAGACAGGAGCTCGGCAAGACCAGCGTGAAGAAGTATGACTGCTTCCAGCGCAGCGCCTGCAGGGACAACAGGGTCCGCGGATGCTTCCAGTTCTATGGAGGCAGAACCGGACGCTTTGCAGGCAGACTGATCCAGCCGCAGAACTTCCCGAGGAACACATTCGATGACTTCGACGGAGCCAGGGAACTGGTCAAGGACGAGAAATGGGAAATGGCGCAGCTTCTGTACGGAAGCCTTAACGACGTCTTCAGCACACTGATCAGAACGGCCATCGTACCAGCGGAAGGCTACCGATTCGTAGTTGCAGACTACTCGGCCATCGAGGCAAGAGTGACAGCCTGGCTGACAAGGGAAACATGGCGTCAGGAAGCCTTCAAGGAAGGCAAGGACATCTACTGCGCCAGCGCTTCGCAGATGTTCGGAGTGCCGGTCGTAAAGCACGGCGTGAACGGACATCTCAGACAGAAGGGAAAGATCGCAGAACTCGCCCTGGGCTACGGAGGCGGCGTCAATGCCCTCAGGGCCATGGGAGGAGAATCCATGGGACTGACCGAGGAAGAAATGACCGACATCGTGCAGAAGTGGCGCAAGGCAAGCCCGCACATCAAGAACTACTGGTCGAAGCTGGACGATGCCGTACGAATGGCGATCCAGGGCATCCCGGCAAGACTCGACCGCAACATGGCAGTCTACAGGAACGGTGATGTGCTGTTCATCAGACTGCCGAACGGACGCAGCATCGCATACGTCCAGCCGGTGATCATGGACGGGCAGATCTCGTACATGGGACTGAACCAGACTACGCGACAGTGGACACGCATCACCACCTGGGGCGGAAAGCTGACCGAGAACGTGGTGCAGAGCATCGCCAGGGACTGCCTGTGTGACACGCTGGCCACGCTGGAGGCGGAGAACTTCCGGCCGGTGATGCACGTACACGATGAAGTCATCTGTGAAGTACCAGAGGACGAGGCAGACGCAAGACTGGCAAGGCTCGAGAAGATCATGGCCACACCGCCAGCCTGGGCGCCTGACATCGTACTGACGGCCGATGGCTTCCAGAGCGATTACTACAAGAAGGACTAGAGATATGAAAATAGCTACCTGCAAGAACAGGACTCAGAAGACCTACCTGAACAGGGAGGTCACGTGGGAACAGATTCTGGCCAAGCTGGAACACACGACCCGCACGAAAGAGACCCTGGAGGAATACAAGAAAAAGACAAAGGACCGGCAGGCTGACATCAAGGATGTCGGCGGATTCGTAGCCGGCGAGCTGAGGGACGGCAGAAGACTGAACCAGAACGTCGTATGCAGATCAATGGTCACGCTGGATGCAGACTTCGCAAAGAAGGACTTCACCGACATGATCGACCTGCTCTACCCGTACAGATGCTGCATCTACAGCACACACAAGCACAGCCGGAACACACCGAAATACCGATGGATCATCCCGCTGGACAGAGAAGTCACGCCGGAAGAATACGAGGCCATAGCACGCCGTACGGCAGAGTTTATCGGCCTGGATGAATTCGATGACACGACATACCAGCCATCAAGAATGATGTTCTGGCCGAGCACCAGCAGCGACGGAGAGTACGTCTTTATACAGAAGGACGGAGAGACACTGTGCGCCGATGAGGTGCTGGCCTCCTACAGAGACTGGCACGACATCAGTACATGGCCAAGATCATCACGGGAGACGGACATCCGGGCGCACCTGGGGAAGAAGCAGGAAGACCCGCTGACAAAGCAGGGATGGATCGGAGCCTTCTGCAGAACCTACACCATCCAGGAGGCAATAGAAAAATTCATCCCGGAGGAATACATCCCGACAGCCAGCGAGAACCGCTGGACCTACGCCAAAGGAAGCACGGCCGGAGGCCTGGTGATCTATGATGACAAATTCGCATACTCGAACCACAGCACTGATCCCGCAAGCCAGCAGCTGTGCAACGCGTTCGACCTGGTAAGAGTGCATCTGTTCAGGGACGATCCTGACAGCCAGAAGAAGATGCTGGACCTTGCAAGCAAAGACACGGCAACAAAGGAACAGCTGGCCAGAGAGAAGGCACAGGAGGCAAAAGACGCCTGGGGTGACGAAATCGAGGGTGCAGATGCGAAAAACTCACAACAAAGCGCTGAAAATGATACGCAAGACGACGACGGGTGGATGGAAGCACTGGAGATGGACAAGAAGGGCAACCTCATGGCCACGACAGACAACATCGTGCAGATCATGACACATGACAGAAAACTGAAGGACAGCGTCGGCGGAACCGACCTGTTCCAGCAGAAGCCTGTCAAGGTTGGAAGTCTGCCATGGTGGAGCTACAACGACAACAACACCTGGGACGACACGGACGACGCCGGACTGCGCTACTACCTGGAGAAGGTATACAGGATCGTGGCCAAGGGCAAGGTGGACGATGCTATCGCATTCGTACACGAGAAAAACAGCTTTCACCCGGTGAGGGACTACCTCAGCACACTGAAGTGGGACGGACAGGAAAGACTGGACACGCTGTTCATTGACTACCTGGGAGCAGAAGACAGCCCCTACACAAGGGCAGTGGCAAGAAAGACATTCACAGCAGCCGTGGCGCGCGTATTCGAGCCAGGGTGCAAGTTTGACTGCATGCCCGTACTTATAGGCAAGCAGGGCATAGGAAAGAGCCACATGCTGAGCATCATGGGCGGCGAGTGGTTCAGTGATTCCATTACAAGCATCCAGGGCAAGGAAGGCTACGAGGCACTGCATGGATCATGGATCGTCGAGTGGGCGGAACTTTCCGCAGCAAAGAAATCAGACATCGAATCCATGAAGCAGTTCATATCAAAGAGGGATGACCGCTACCGCAAGGCGTACGCAAGACGAGTGACAGACAATCCGAGACAGTGCGTCTTTGTAGGCACGACAAACGATGACGAGTTCCTGCGGGACTTTACAGGAAACAGAAGATTCCTGCCGATACAGACAGATGCGACAGCAGCAACAAAAAACATCTTTGACGAGCTGCCACAGGAGCGTGATCAGATCTGGGCGGAAGCCGTGCAGAGATACAGGGACAAGGAACCGTTGTACCTGGACAGAGAACTGACAGAGACGGCCACAAGGATCCAGGATGATCATACATACCACTCCGTACGAGAGGACCTGGTAAGAGACTACCTGGAAAGAAAGCTGCCGGAAGGATGGAAGGACATGACCCTGTTCGAGAGAAAGTCATGGCTGGAGAATCCGGACAACCAGGGAACTGTAGAAAGAGACAGGGTGTGCCTGCTGGAGATCTGGTGCGAGGTATTCGATGGAAGCAAACTGAGCTTCAGCAACCAGGACCAGCGGGAAATGAAGGCCATCATGACAAGAATCGGATGGGAGAGAAGTAAAAGCAATTTACAAATGGGGCCTGCTTACGGAAAGCAAAGGGCCTACTTAAGACCATTTAAATAGGAAACGCACTGGAAACGGTGGAAACGGTGACCCGGAAACAATGGAAACGCCTGGAAACGGATAAAGACAGGTTACTGTTTCCAACAAAAAGTGTATAAATAAAGGATTTTCTGATGATTGGAAACAGTGGAAACAGTAATTCTATAACTTAATGGAATACATAGAAAAAACGCACATATACGCACATATATACACGCATATACGCATATACGCGCGCGAGCGTTGCACCGTTCACACGTTCACATCCCAAAAAACACAAGGAAAGCGACTCGGTGAGTCGGAAGAGGAGAACAAGAAATGACAACAAACGACATCACGATACTGGTAATCCTTGCAGCATGGCTGATGTTCATAAAATGGATCATGAGATAAGAGGAGGAACAATGACATGGAAAAAGAAACCAACCTGGAGCATTACCTGAAGAGACTGACAAGGGCAGTGCAAGAAGCCTACGGAAGACCGACACAGATATTCGACACCATCCAGAAATACATTGATCCGGGGATCGAGCGTAAACACTTGGACTATACCTCCGACATCCTGGAATGGATGGCACAGGAGTATAAAGGCGACATCCTCGACTACTCAGAAAAGAAATACCTCAGCGAAGTAATCAGACCATTCAGAGAAGAAGTTACAGCAATTGAAAAGTTAGAAGCCCCTGCCGGGAGAGAATACATTGTAATAATTTTAAAAGACGACGGTATGCATTTCCCGTGCTTTAAAAAAGACACAAGGTACAAGGGACTGGAATACGACAAGACTTACACCCCAGAAGAGCTGGGACTCTAAGAGAAAAAGGAGAACAATATGAGAGAGAAAAGATTATATGTCGAATGCGACAGATGCCACACAGCAATCACAGTAAAGCAGGATCCGGAAGGATCATCAAGCGTAGTGAATGGTATCTACTTACCGGACCGCTACGAAGACCTGCCGGAAGGATGGGTAAGAACCGGAGACCGCAGAGACCTGTGCCCGGACTGCGCAAAGAAGTTCGAGCAGACAATGAAGTCATTCTACGGAGACAGAAAATGATTGAGAGCCAGGTAGAAAGACACCTCCACAGCAGGATCGGACTGATCGGAGGGCTGTGCCTCAAGTTCACATCTCCAGGGACTGCAGGAGTTCCGGACAGGATCATCATTCACGAGGGACGTACGATGTTCGTCGAGCTCAAAAGACCAGGAGAGAAGCCAAGACCTCTGCAGGTGACAGTCTTCAGACAGATGAAGAGAGAGGGCGCATTCATATACGTGCTGTCAAGCAAGGAGCAGGTCGACCAGTTCGTAAACGAGCTGAAGACCCACGCAAGATGCCCGAACATGAACAACTATGACGAGTTTTGAACCGCACGCCTATCAGAGAAAGGCGATAGAGTTCGCACTCGACCATGACCGATGCGGACTCTTCCTGCCGATGGGCGCAGGAAAGACAGTGACCACGCTGACCATCATCCAGGACCTGCTGCTCCTTGGACTGATTCAGAGAGTTCTGATCATTGGACCCGTCAGAGTCATACAGTCCACCTGGCCGGACGAGATACAGAAGTGGGACCACACAAGAGACATGACCTACTCGGTAGTTGCAGGAACACCAAAGCAGAGAAGGAAGGCACTCGAAAAGGATGCGGACATCTTCCTCATAGGCAAGGAGAATGTCTGCTGGCTGATTGACGAGACTTCAGAATTCAACTTTGACATGGTGGTTATCGACGAGCTGTCAACATTCAAGAACCCGAGAAGCCAGAGATTCAAGGCACTGCGGAGAGTGATGCCCAGAGTGACGAGATTCATCGGACTGACAGGAACCCCGGCCCCTAGAGGAATCCCAGACCTCTGGAGCCAGGTGTACCTGATGGACAGAGGCAAGAGACTGGGCAGGACACTGACGATATTCAGGGAGAACTACCTGCAGCCGGGAAGAAGGAACGGCTATATCGTGTACGAATGGAACGTGCAGCCAGGAGCAGACAGAAGGATCTACGAGGCAATCGGAGACATCTGCATGAGCCTGGACCAGAAGGACTGCGCAGAACTTCCGCCGGTGAAATACCTCGACTGGAAGGTCAGACTGCCGAAGGAAGTGATGAACAGATACCACGCTTTCAAACGCGAGAAAATTCTAAGCATAGATGATGAGCAGGTGATGGCCGCGAATGCGGGCGTTCTGTGCGCCCAGCTGAAGCAGATCACCTCGGGAGAGGTGTACACCAGGGAAAACATGAACGGCCGCGCAGTGGGAACGAAATGCCTCCACAGCACGAAGCTGGATGCACTCGACGACCTGCTGGAAGCAGCCAACGGAAATCCAGTGCTGGTGTTCTACTGGTTCCAGCACGAGAAGGAACGCCTCCTCGCACACCTGCAGAAGGACCACAAGGCGCGGGTACTGACGACAGCAAAGGACATCACAGACTGGAACACGGGAGAAATCGAGGTACTCCTGGTTCACCCGGCAAGCGCCGGCCACGGACTGAACCTTCAGCAGGGCGGACACATTGCAATCTGGTACAGTCTACCGAACTGGAACCTGGAGCTCTACCAGCAGGCAAACGCACGCATCTACAGACAAGGCCAGACGCAGCCTGTGACCATCTACCGGATCATGGCCGAAGGAACGATAGACGAAGACGAGGCACGGGCACTGGAAACAAAGGACGTGACACAGAAGGCACTGATAGAAGCCCTGAGGAGGTAAGACAATGGACTACAGAGAATCAATCCAGCAGCTGAGAGGGACGGTCTACTACAACCGCAGACTGATACGGGTCAACCAGGACATCGAGGTGCTGAGGCACCAGATGACCGGGCTCGCCCGCTCCGGCCCCGTCCTGAGCCCGCAGCAGGCCAAGTCACCTCTTCCCCTTCCACACTACCAGCACGACCCGAATGCCTCGCCTGTGGCCCTGATCGAAGCCGTAGAGGCAAAAGAAAAAGAGGCAAGGATGCTGGCATGGCTGATTCAGGAGTGCGGGTGGATTGAAAACCTGGACCAGCAGGACAAAGAGGCACTGATGGATGTCTACCTTTTACAGCAGAACTATGAGCAGACAGCAGCCAAGTACGGATACACGAAGAAGGGACTGTGGAAGCACCTGAAGTCGAGAATTGAAGCCCTGGACTGAAAAGTACCCCCGGTGTACCAAAAAACCGTGCTATTATGTAAAAGTCAAAAAAGGACAAGCCGATACGAGGAGTCTTACACTTCCCCTCGAAGGCCTGTCCTTTTTTGCATGCCAGGAGGAAATTCTCCCTTTTGTAGAACGCTAATCTGTAATCATGAAAAAACCTCCTGGCCCGAGAAGAAAGAAAGGACACCGACACTATGAACATCAAATACATGACACCAGGTGAACTGGTGCCCTACGATAAGAACCCGAGAATCAACGACCAGGCAGTAGACCTGGTAGCAAACTCCATCCGCGAGTTCGGCTTCAAGCAGCCGATCGTGATCGACAGGAACAATGTCATCATTGCAGGACACACGAGATGGAAGGCAGCCAGGGAGCTGGGGCTGGAGAGAGTGCCGTGCATCATGGCAGATGATCTCACACCAGCACAGGTGAAGGCATACCGCCTGGCAGACAACAAGGTCGCTGAAGCCTCAGAGTGGGACCTCGACCTTTTAGACGAGGAACTGCAGGAGCTGGACGGCCTGGACATAGACATGTCCGACTTTGGTTTTGCGCAGGATGAGGTAGACACGGCAGAAGCAGTCGAGGACAACTACGAACCTGACATCCCGACAGAGCCGATGACAAAGAAGGGACAGATCTGGAAGCTGGGCGACCACCGGCTGATGGTTGGAGACAGCACAAGCAGACAGGACGTGGAAGAGCTGTGCGATGGAAACACGATGGACCTGGTAGTAACAGACCCGCCATACAACGTAGCCATCGAGAACAGCCAGGGCATGACCATCGAGAACGACGACATGGACAGCACGAATTTCCAGGAGTTCCTGACTGCAGCATTTGAAAACCTGAGCGACCACCTGAAGGCAGGCGGCGCTTTTTATATCTGGTACGCAAGCCGTACACACATGGACTTTGAGCAGTCCCTGAACAACGCAGGCCTGGAAGTCAGAGAACAGCTGATCTGGAACAAGAACAGCCTGGTGCTCGGCAGACAGGACTACCAGTGGAAGCACGAACCGTGCCTCTACGGATGGAAGGACGGCGCAAGCCACTACTTCATCAACAACAGAGCGCTGACGACAGTAATCGACGATGACGAGCTGGACCTCGACGCCATGAAGAAGGACGAGCTGAAGGCACTCGTGCAGAGAATCCTGGAGACATATCCGGACGTTACGGTGATCAACGAGAAGAAGCCGGCCAAGAACGACCTGCATCCGACGATGAAGCCGATCAAGCTGATAGCAAGGCTCGTAAAGAACAGCAGCCGCACACGCGAGAACGTGCTCGATCTGTTCGGAGGTTCAGGCTCAACGCTCATCGCATGCGAGCAGCTGAACAGAAAATGCTTCATGATGGAATACGACCCGCGCTACGCGGACGTCATCATAGACCGCTGGGAACAGCAGACAGGAGAGAAGGCGGTGCTTGCAAATGGCTGAGATGAGCGAAGGAAAGAAGAGGCAGCTCGCGAACCTTACCAAGCCGTTTACAAAGGAAACAGCAGCAGAGATGGGACGACGCGGAGGAATCGCCGCGCAGAAGGCCATCGCAAAGAAGAAGCACCTGAAGGACAGCCTGAAGGTCATCCTTGCACTGGAGCCGAGCGACAGAAACAAATCCAAGCTGGCAGACCTTGGCATCCCGGAAGACCAGATGACGAACGAGATGCTGATGGCAGTGGCCATGTTCAACAAGGCAGTCAAGGGAGACGTAAGAGCAGCGGAATACATCCGTGACCTTACAGGCCAGCAGCCGCAGTCCAAGCTGGACCGAGCTAAAACGAACCTGATGAACGCGCAGGCAAAGGCACTGACGGAACAGACCAACGGCGGAAAGTCAGAACTGACAAAGCTGGATGAACTTCTGAAGGGAATCGACAGGCTGGCCGAGGACGACAATGGAACTAAGTGAGAAGCAGAAGGAATTCTGGACCGCAAAGCCGCACAGATGGAACGTCAAGACAGGCGCTACAAGATCAGGCAAGACATGGCTGGACTACTACATCATCCCGAAGCGCATCCGTGCAGTTGCAGGAAAGCCCGGGCTTGTTCTTTTACTAGGAAACACAAAATCAACACTCGAAAGAAACGTCCTGGCACCGATGCGGGACATGTACGGGGCAAAGTTGGTCGGAAGCATCAGACCAGCAGACAACACGGTCGATCTCTTCGGAGAGAAGTGCTACGCGCTGGGCGCGGACAAGATCACGCAGGTAGACAAGATTCGTGGATCCAGCCTCAAGTACTGCTACGGAGACGAAGTGGTGACATGGAACGAAGAAGTCTTCAACATGCTGAAATCACGTCTCGACAAGCCATACTCCTGCTTTGACGGAACCTGCAACCCGGACAACAAGAACCACTGGTTTCACAAGTTCCTGCAGAGCGACGCGGACATCTTCCAGCAGCACTACTGCATCGATGACAATCCGTTTCTATCGCCGGACTTCGTGGAGAACCTGAAGAACGAATACAGGGGCACGGTCTACTACAACCGATACATCCTGGGAGAGTGGTGCAACGCTGAAGGCCTGCTCTTCCCGCAGTTTGCTGACAACCCGAGCGGATGGGAAGTCAAGGGAGAACTGCCGCTGTTCGGACGCATCAACATCGGCCTGGATATCGGCGGAACGAAATCCCACAGCACGCTGGTGGCTACAGGAATCACCATGGACTGGAGCGAGATCGTAACATTTGCCGAGAGAAAGATCGTTCACAGCAAGGGCACGATAGACGCAGAAAGACTGTGCCAGGAAACAGTAGCGCTCCTGGGAAGCCTGGAGCAGCAGGGCTACTACGTGGCCTATGTTTTCGTGGACAACGCGGAGCAGGTCATCCTGAACAGCATCAGAGCAGCCGTAAGAAACGCAGGATTCTCGACACAGGTGGCTGACTGCAAAAAGGTCGAAGGAAAGACAAGAATCCTGACCTACAACATGATGCTGAACAGACACAAAATGAAATTCCAGGCCGTGCCGATGGTAGTAGACGCACTGAGCACGGCTTTATACGACAGCAAGTCAAAAGAGGACAAGATCCTCGATGACTTCACGACGGACATCGATACCTTCGATGCCCATTTTTATTCATGGTCGACATTCATGACCGTGATCACAGGCAGGAGGGACTGATGAAACTACTTTTCACAATTTTAAGCGACCTGGGATACCCGGTCAGTGATAACATCCAGCAGTACTACGCGGACATTCATCTGTGGGAAGACTGGTGGAGAGGATACGTCCCGGAATTCCACAACTACTGGATCAGGGACGTGCAGGATAACGGAGCCCAGGTAAAGAGAAAGCAGATGCGCATGGCAAAGAAACTCTGCGAAGACTGGGCTAACCTTCTGTTCAACGACAAGACACGCATACTGATAGAGTGCGGAGAACACGACACCAACAGAACACAGAAATGGCTGACAGGAGACATCGATGAGCAGAACGGAGGCATCCTGGGAAAGACAGGATTCTGGGTCAAGGGCAACAAGGCTGTTGAAAGAGAATTTGCACAGGGAACCGTCTGCTTTTACTGGCAGCTGACAGGAGCAACAGAACAGGGCGGAGAACTTGCAGGAGAAGGACTCGAGCTGAAGGTCATCAAGGACGCACAGATGATCGTACCGCTGACATACGACGATGAAGACATCACCGATGTAGCGCTGGCCAGCAACTACACGCAGGACGGCCAGGAGCACCTCTATGTTCAGATCTTCAAAAAGCTGAATGACAACGAAGAGTACATCATTGCAAACCACTTCTACAGAGTGAACAGAGGCGGAGGATACGAAGAAGTACCAGGACCGCACGGAGAAGTGGAATCCTACGTACTGCCATGCAAACCGTTCGTGATCATGAAGCCGAACATTGAAAACAACATCGCAGACGTACCGCTGGGAGCCAGCATCTACGCAAATGCGATAGACAACCTGCAGCTGTGCGATCTGAGCTACGACAACATGTTCATGGATACGCTGCTGGGCAAGAAGCGCGTCTTCATGGACCAGGCAGCCGTCCAGCTCAAGCCTAAGACTTACGCAAAGGATGAGAATGGCCAGGACAGAGTCGTCAAGCAGGAACCGGACATCGGAGCAACGCTGGAGAAGTCACTCTACGTGACAACAGGAGAAGCACTCCCTGGAGATCCGAAATTCTTTAATGAATACAATCCGAGTCTCAGAGTGGACGAGAACAAGGAAAACGTGCAGTTCAATCTGAACCTCTTGAGCGCAAAGGTAGGACTGGGGCAGAACCGCTACCAGTTCAACCAGGCAAACATGACCACAGCAACGCAGGTCAAAGCCAGCAACAAGGATCTGACAGAATCCGTCTGGAAGCAGAGAATCGCCATCCAGGAGGCTCTGAAAGACCTGACAAGAGCGGCGCTCATCCTGGGCAAGGAGAAGCTCCACCAGCCGCTGGACGTGGACGCAAGAATCACAATTCAGTTTGATGATACGATGTTCGCGGACGAAGAGGCAGAAAGAATGAGATTCATGCAGGAAATCGCAGCAGGAATCCGACAGAAATGGGAGTACCGTGTAAAGTACGACGGAGAAGACGAAGAGACGGCCCGTAAAATGACCGGAGAAACGGCCGCTACGCAACAGCAGACGCTGGCCGGACAATTCAACCCTGGAGACCAGACTGGCGCGAATTCGGGCCCAAACGGGGCTGATTCGGGCGGTGTAGACGACTAGAAGGCTGACGTATGGCACTGACACCAAGTTATCTGCAGAAATGCACGGACGGAATCGAAGGTGAATACCAGAAGCTGGTCACCGAGATCCTGGTCGATATGGCACAGAGGATAGCGCACGCAGGAAGCATGACAAGCACGACAGAATACCTGAACGCAAAGCTGAGGGAACTGTCACTCCAGCAGGAATACATCAACAGGGCGCTGGCAAAAGTACTGAACACAAGTGAATCAGAAGTAGAAAAGCTGATGAACGAGAGCGCCTACAAGAGCACACGCGATACGATCGTGCAGCTGGAGAAACACGGGTACGATACCAGCGGGCTGTCCTTTGGAAGACAGATCGAGAAGAGTACCAACATCGCAAAGAACGAGCTGTCAAATCTGACACGAACTACAGGGCAGCTGGCCACAGCTCAGATGATGAATCTGTACGACCAGGCATACCTTCAGGTAGCAAGTGGAGCGTACAGCTACGACCAGGCGGTGACCAACGCCATCAGGAAGCTGGCCAAGGAAGGACTGGGAGAAGTCACATACCCGACCGGAGCCAAAAGAAGCGTAGAGGCGGCCGTAAGAGTTGCCGTAAGAACCAGCGTGGCACAGAACGCACTGAAATGCGAAGAAGACATGCTGAACGATATGGATATCAACCTGGTGGAAGTTTCAAGCCACCTGGGAGCAAGACCAAGCCACGCCGTATGGCAGGGCAAGATCTACTGGAGGAATTATCCAGAAGGAAACTACGAGAACTTCTACGAGGCCACAGGCTACGGAACAGCAACAGGCCTGGGCGGCTACAACTGCAGGCATCAGTTCTATCCGTTCTTCGGAGAAGGAGACGACCAGACCTACTACCACATCGACGAAACAAAGAACGAACAGTTCTATCAGATGGAGCAGCAGCAGAGAGCCCTCGAACGCAAGATGCGCAAGTGGGACAGAGAAGAGAAGGTACTCAAGGCCGGAGGCCAGGACACCACGGAAGCAAGGAAGTGGAAGAGCTACTACAAGGAAAAGATCAATGATCTGATCAAGAGTTCAAACGGATTCCTGAAGCGCGACTACTCAGCAGAAAAGGCATGGAGCAACACAAGCCCGGTACTTGAGCAAGAGAAAGGATCCTCCAAGCAATCAGATACACGCGTGAACTGGGAGTATGTAAATTCCAGCGCCTATCACGAAAAATTCAAAACACTAACCAGCAGCGACGAAGTCAACGAGGCATTATATGCAAAGGCCATGGACATGCTCCGGCATAGAGGCGGAACAGAAATGGAAGATCTGCATCTCATCGATATGAATACCGGGAAGGTCGTCGCCTCTCAAACGCATTCCGCCGTCAAAAACGAAGTTACTGCTAACAAGGCCGTACTTAGAGCCGTAAAGAAATACAAGGGATCACTTGTGGGAATACACAATCACCCAGGCTCCAGGCATCCGTCGGGAGGAGACTATGCTACCGCGAAGAACAGAAGCTACAGGAAAGCGTACGTAATATGCCACAATGGAACTATCTACGAGTACTGGTATGGTAAAAAGTATATTTCAAGCATGCTGATCGACATGAAGGTTGCAAGAAAAGAGCAGGACTCTTATAATGAAGACGAAGCCTACGAAGAAGCCATGAAAGAACTGGCAAGAGACTATGGCATAGGCTGGAGGAAGATATGAAACAAACACACAAATACTATGACGGCATTCCTCAATGGATAAGAAATTTATCAAAGGAAGAGCTGGACAAACGAATCGAAGAAGAAGAAAAAAGACTTGCTGAACTTAACGCACATACGAAATAGACAGCTAGTAACAAGGAGGACGGCTACCCGTCCTTTTGTTTTTGAGGAAAAGCATATGTTAGAAGTAAACAAACTTATTTACAAAATCCTGAAAAATCTACGCGATAGCATGAGCGCTGATGAATTCGACGAGCAAAGGATAGCACCTGAAAGACTGGGAACAGACAAGAACACAAGAGATGCAATCCTCGTCCAGCTCCTGCACGCAGGATACATAGAAGGAACGCAGGAAACACAGTACATTGGAGATACAAAACCAACCCTGACTGGTCTCAAGTACACAAAGATTACACTAGCCGGACTGGAATACCTGGAGGAGAATAGCCTCATGCAGAAAGCAGCTAGACTGGCGAAGGGTATCGTAGAGGTGATAAAGTGATTAACGAGCTCATCTGCAGAATCACGGAGATCATACGCGACAGCATGGAACAGACAGCCGAAGGACTCGAAAAGGGTATCGCGGAAGTGATAGCAAGGATAATCATAATATTCATAGAGGCACTGAGATGAGACAGAACGCAAGCAACAACGGACAGGATATCCTGAACTGGTTCAAGACAGACGAGCTGGAATTTAAGTTCACGGAAAAAGGATATCCAATCATAGAACCAATCACAAAAGAAGAAACTGAAGGAATCGCTAAAACGATTCCTTTTCATTTAGCCGCAAAGAACGACGACTGGGACAGATGGGTACACTTCCACATCCAGGACTTCAAGTTCGAAAGAATCTGGAACGACCCGGACAAGTACATCCCGATGCTTCAGAAGTACCGAGGTATCGTAAGCCCGGACTTCAGCATGTATACAGACATGCCGCGGCCGCTGCAGGAGTACAACCACTACCGCAACAACTGGTTTGCACGGTACTCGCAGATCAACAATATTAAAGTGATCCCAAGCCTTTCATTCAGCAATGAAGAAAGCCACGAATACTGCTTTGAAGGAATCCCGGAGAATTCAGTACTCTGGATCAATACAATCGGCCCGCTTCGAGACCCGGAGGCGCGGCCTTTATTCTGGTCAGGATTAGACGCAGCTATAGAACGCCTAAGCCCGACCTTTTTATATGTTCGAACAGGAAGCACGGCATACAGAGAAATGCTGGAAGACAGGCTCAAGGGAAGAGTCGAGCATGAATTCATAAAGAATGACAACTGGCTCTACGGAGCGTAGAAAGGAGAACGATGGGAAGCGGAGGAAGAAGAAGCCCGAAGGGCGGACTGAGCAATACAGGCGGCGCACAGAAGCTGAAATTCAAGGCCATGGATCCAGCGGCGCAGAACAGCATGCTGGCCGTACAGAGACAGAAGCAGACAGGTGCAGCCCTGAAGGCCATCCACAACTACACCGACCCTACATGCTACGCTTCAAACGGGTTCAACCACGCACAGAACCTCAACCAGGCACTGAACACAGGAAGACCTCTGACTGCAAAACAGAAGGCCACAGAAAGCGGTCTGAAGAGCATCATGACACCGATGCAGGACAACTATATCCTGTACCGAGGAGACCATGACGACATGCTCAAGCGGATAGGCATCAATATGCAGCAGTTCAACAGCACGCGATCACAGGCGGGCGACACACAGCTCCAGCAGGCGCTGGTCGGGCAGTCCTGGATAAACAAGGGGTTCACGTCAACCAGCCACACAAAGGGAATGTCGCCATTCCTTCCAGGAGGACCGGCCTCAGGCGGACGGGAAGTAATCCTGAACATCCAGGCCAAGAAGGGAACGAAGGCCGCACTTATTCAGCGAAGCCAGGCGGAAGTCTTGCTGGATACGGGGACTAGCTTTACAATCACAGGTGCCCACTATACAGGCGCTACCGCCTATCCAAAGCAGGGCGGAGCAAAGAGGCAGATTATCATAGACGTTACAGCGGAATAAGGAGGAGAACATGGCAAAGAAGAAAACACAGGCTGAACTTCAAAGAGAAGAGAATGAAGCGCTCGGCGGCTTTATCCAGGTAGACACACTGCCAGGAAATGTCATCGACTGCACACCACGATCAGTCAAGAAAAGAGCAGCACGAGTGATGAAGGCCCTGGCAGCACGAGAAGCCAGAGAAGCTCAGAGAGAAAAACTAAGCAAGAAGAAATAAGACGCCAGCCCGGCGCCTTTTCTTATGCCCTGAACAAGGCGTTTAAAAGGTTCACCGGCGCCTCAGCATGCGCTTAAAAAGGCTGACTCTAACACTGGAGAGAACCAGACATAAAAAACGCAGGAGGAAATCATGGAGTTTTTAAAGGACGTGCTCGGCGTAGACCTTTACAACCAGGTCGCAGAAGCACTCAAAGGTCACGAAAAGGACATCAAACTCGCAAATCTGGCCACAGGCGACTACGTATCCAAAGGGAAGTACGAAAGCGATCTGCAGGCAAGAGACACACGAATCGCAGAGCTCACAAAGGAAGTTCAGGACTACGACGGAGTAGACGTGAAAAAACTTCAGCAGGATGTAGCGGACTGGCAGAAGAAGTACACAGACGACATCGAAGCCGAACGAATCGCATCCAAGGTACAGCTGGCAGTAGCCAAGTCAGGAACACGCTCCGAAAAGGCACTCCTGGGCATGCTGGACTTTGACAAGATCACAATCGGAGACGACGGAGAAGTCAAAGGACTCGACGAACAGATCGCAGACATCAAGAAGGAAGACGACTTCTTATTCACAGCAGAACCTAAGCCAAAGACTCAGGTGAATCTGGGTGGGAAGCACACGGACCCAGCGCCTACGACAGAAATCAATTCTATCGAAGACGCTGTGGCTGATTACTACAAAGACTAACAAGGAGAAAATAAATGCCATTAACACTAGCACAAGCCAAGGTCGGGCTAGCAGATAAAATCGACCAGACAGTAATCGATGAATTCCGCAGGGATTCTTTTATTTTAGACAGACTCACATTCGATAATTCCGTATCCCCAGGAACAGGCGGATCTACACTCGCATACGGCTACACTCAGTTGTTGACACCATCTGTAGCAGAAGGAAGAAAGATCAACAGCGAGTACACAGCAGGTGAAGCAATCCGTGCAACAAAGGTCATCAATTTAAAGATCTTCGGTGGCGCGTTTGAAGTAGACCGTGTTCTCGAAGGAACAGCAGCAAAATCTGAAATCAGCTTCCAGCTTCAGCAGAAGTCAAAGGCCGTATCCAACAAGTTCCACAATGACTTTATCAACGGCAAGTCTACAAAGAACGGTAAGGCTGACACAGACGCTACACCATTTGATGGATTGGACGTACTCTGCACAGGTCTCTCTACAGAATACAAGCCAACAGCAGCCGTAGACCTTTCTACAGTTGACGCAATCAAGGCAAACGCTGAAGCGTTCACATTCCAGATCGACACATGGCTCTCAACACTTTCACAGAAGCCTGATGCTCTTCTCTGCAATTCCAAGACAGCAACAGCCTTGAAATACATTGCCAAGCTCATGGGCTACTACACACAGAGCAAGGACGACTTCGGAAAAGGCGTAGACGCCTACGATGGAATCCCAATCGTTGACATGGGCAGATACTACGACGGAACAAGCAGCAAGACTGTCGATGTAGTCGGCACAGACGCAAAGACAGGCACAACAGCAATCTATGCGGTCTGCTTCGGTCTGGACGCATTACATGCAGTATCTCCAAAGGGCGGAAAGATCATCAACACATACCTCCCTGACCTATCCAAGCCAGGAGCAGTCAAGAAGGGTGAAGTTGAAATGGTTGCCGGTATCGTCCTCAAGGACAGCACAAAGGCTGGCGTCTTCAGAAACATCAAAGTCGCAGCAGCAGCCTGAGAGGTGAATTATGATCGTAACCTTTGAGGAGTACAGCGATCTAGGCGGAAGAGCCATCACCTCCGGGAAGGACTACGACAGACTGGAACCGCTGGTCGAAGAAGTCATTGATGCCTACATTAAGACCCGCATCCCGTACTGGAGGGTAAGACCTCTGGAGGAATACGGAATCGAGCTCAAGACACCAATCGTAAGACAAATCGAATTTGTAGATGCCCACGGAGGTCTTGACTATTTCCAGGGAAATAATGACATGGCACTGAAGACGGTAACTACCAGCGGATTCAGTTATTCCATGGATGACGGCTCGAGTACACCAAAGCTGTACAACCTGCCACTGTCACCCGTTGCAAAAACGCAGATTGACTACGAGCTGATGCGCTCCGGACTCGGCTCCAGGGTGCTTCTATGAGATCGCCAAGATGGCTGAGACCACACACGATCAAGGTAATCAATGTGCTGCCGGAGAAGGACATGCAGGAGCAGTGCTCCGAGGCAATCCTGGAAAGGGTCAAGGTGGAACTCGTCAGAAGTTCCAGCCGTGGCAACACCGGCAGAAGCAACCAGGATGGTGTAAGCGTGGTGATTGATGCAAATGACATCAAGGCAACAAAAGAGTACAGCGAACCGCAGAACTTCAGAAACCCTATGCGGCAGTTCACGCTCCGTGCAGGAGACAGACTGGAGTACCAGGGACAGGAATATGAGATAACGGGCGTGACTCACACAAATCCGCTGAGAAACGAACCGGAATTCATAGAGGTGCAGGCCGAATGATTGATACAGAAGTTACTGTCGACTTTCCTGTCGACAGCATCACAGCACGAACAAAGAGGTGTCTGCAAAAGATCAAGCCAATGATCAAGCTGAGAATCATCAAGGACTGCAACGCAAACGTACCGCTCAAGACAGGAGCCCTCAGGAACTCAGCTCTGAGATGGGCACCGCTGACAAATGACTATATCGTGTGGGATACGCCGTATGCGCACTTCCAGCATACCGGTAAAGTCATGATCGGTGAAAACAGCCACAGCCCATGGGCACACTATGGTGAAAAGAAGATCTACACAAACCGCAACCTGACATACAGACAGGGCGGATCACGATGGGTAGAAAAGACGTTCACGCAGAGAGGCTCATCCTGGGACAGACTGGCGGGCGCGCTTTTCAAGAAGGAGTTCAATCGATGAAACTGGAAGACGTAAAACAGATCGAAGACGGACTGTACAGGTACATGTCAAAGATTGACATCAATGGCATTCCGTGGAACCTGGAGTACTTCGAAAACAGTACACAGACAGCCCTGCTGTTCAAAAGGCAGGGATACGGAAAAGAAAGGGAATCCTACCTGGGCGGCGGATACCGCGCAGAATTTCCGTTTGAGATTTATATTCAAGCAAGCAGAAAAGATACAAAGGCAAGGCTGGATCTTTCCAGGATACTGGAGGCAATCCACCAGGTGCTGGAGGAAGAGCAAAGCGCAGGCTTTCCAAACCTCACGCTGGACGATGCCGTGGCTCAGGAAATAGAAATGACCACAATGCCAGCAGACTACACAGGAGAAGGTACAAAGCTGTCTACCTTTTACTGCTCGTTCATACTAACCTACGAAAAGAAAGGAAAATGGGACTGAAATGACACTACCAAACAGAGAAATCAAAGTGGAAGAGAACCTCCACTATGTAAAGTTTGACAAGGAATATGTCCTCGCAAACAAAGGGCTGACAAACTGGGAACAGGCTCTCAACCCGGAAACAGATGAAGGCGTGCAGTACATCGCCGAAACAAACAAGACAAGCCAGCTCACAGGCTACGCACCATCAGTATCCTACGAAGGAAGAGCATACCCGGGTGATGCCTTTGCATACTGGCTCTATTCCGTCGGCAAGGAACAGAGGATCCATGCAACATTTGAAGAAGTAGAAGTGGAAACATGGAACGAAGCGACGACAGGAGCCGGCGAATACAAGGCATATCACAGAACATATGAAGTACAGCCAGACAATCCGGGCTCAGGAGAAGCGGGTGCAAAATTGACGGTATCCGGTACATTTGCACAGCAGGGAGACCAGGAAGTCGGTACGTACAACATCAAATCGAAAACGTTCACCAAGGACGCGGCAGAATAACATTTCAATGAAAGACAGGAGGCAACCATGGAACTGAAACTGCAGAAGGAAAATATCAAAACACTGAATATCGAAGGTGAAACATTCCAGATGGACTGCAACAGCCTGAAGGCACTGCAGGCCGCTGATGAATTCACAAAGGCTACAGCCGAAGTAGAATCCATCGATGACGCACTGATTGATCTGTGCCACAGAACAATCGACAAGATGCTGGGAGGAGGAGCGTACGCACGTCTGTTCAAAGGAATGAACACGAGCGTGGCACCTTTTTATTTATGTCTGGACCTGGTAAGAGTTCTTCAGGACGAATTCATGAAAGATGAAAGAGAAGCCCGCATGCGCGATACACAGACTGCGGTCAGCCAGCTCGACCAGATGGCCAAGAGCCTGGAAACTCTGACAAAGGCACAGAATATCGCACAGGCAAAGTACGGAGCAAGCAATGCTCGCAATTTCGCAGGAAGAGCTACCTACAAGAATCATCGCAGATGATCTTGAGATTCCAGTCTCTGCAGATTTCAGAAGCTGGATAAAGGCGGACCTCATCATGAGGGACCGCCAGATTCCAAAGGAAGCCAAACTGCCTGTCATATGTCAGTACATCGGCCTGGATCTGTCACGACTCGACGTGACGATACCAGACCTGTGGGCTGGCATTTTTAAATTCTACATGTGCGAGCAGGAACCCAGGGGAGAAGTGGCAAGTGACAGCAGGGCAACAGCATACCGGTTCGACTATGACTGGTGGCTGATATATGCAGCATTCATACAGCAGTACGGAATCAACCTGCTGACTGCAGAGCTTCACTGGTTCGAATTCAGGGCGCTGCTGGACGGGCTGACAGAACAGACGCAGTTCATAAAGGTCGTACAGGCCAGACTCCGTGATACTTCCAGGCTGAAAGGCGAGGAGAAGGCACAGGCAGAAAAGCTGAAGCGATACTGGAAGGTTCCAGACGACAGCGCACAGGAGGAAAGAGATCCGCACGAAATCGAAGCGGAACTGTTAGCAAAAATAAGCACCTAGAAAGGAGGAAGCATGCCAGCATTCACACAAACTGATGGCCAGATTACGATTCAGCTGAAGCTGGAGACAGACGGATACGAAAAAAGCCTGAAGAACGCCGCCAAGAAATCCTCCTCAATGGCAGACATCATAAAGGGTACATTTGTAGGCAAGACACTGTTCTCTGTAGCCTCCAAAGGCTACCAGCTGATAGCGGGCTCCGTCAGCAAGGCAACGGCAAGACTTGACGCGATGGGCAAGGCAACGAATGTCATGAGCATTCTTTCAGGAAGCACAGAAAAAGCCTCGCAGGTCGTCCAGGGACTGACAGATGCCGTAAGCGATACTGCATACGGACTGGACGCGGCCGCCACTTCCACACAGAAGCTGGCCACTTCTGGTCTTGATCTTGACGGTTCAGCACGCATGGTCAAGAACCTCATGGATGCTGTCTCCTTCTATGGAGACGGAACGAATGAGACGCTGGAGAATGTAGTCGACGCGATGGCGAAGATGAACTCAAGCGGTAAGATCAGTGCGGATCAGTGGCAGAGACTGACAGATGCGGGAATTCCTGTACTGAAAATCTTTGCCGAAAAGACTGGAAAGAGCATGGCTGAGGTTTCTGACGCCTTTTCAAAGGGAAAGATCAGTGCGCAGGATTTTGATGCCATTCTTACAAACGCCCTCGAAAACGGAACACAGAGCTTCCCTGCAGTTGCAGGAAAAGCCAAGGAAATGGCCGGAAGCTTTGCGACGAGTTTCTCAAACATGAGCGCAAGAATCGCGATCGGTGTGGCCAATGTAATTACAGCATTCAACAACTTTGTCCAGGATTCTGGACTTCCAAGCATTCAGACCATGATTGCAGACTTCGGGTCTGTGATCAAGAACGGGCTGAACTGGGTGGCTGACAACATGCCAGCGATCCTGAACGGAATCATCGACCTGGTGAAGAAGGTAGGCGATTCCATGCCGCATCTGACAAACGCCATACGGACCGTGGTCGACTACGTCCAGCAGAATGCAGGAGGAACAGTCGATGTAATCAAGGAGGCACTGAAGTGGCTCATTGACAACATTCCAGCCGTAACCGGAGTACTTGATTCACTGTCACCGGCGATCATTGCAATCGGCGTGGCATTTGCAACATGGAAGTTTCTAAGCACAGTACAGAAGGTAACGAGTCTGCTGCAAACCGGCTTCCTGAATGCAATCTTTAATGTTTCAAAGGCAATCAATCTTCTTTCAGGGCACCCGATCATGCTTATTGTTTCGGCAATCGCAGCACTCGTGGCGGGGTTCCTGTATCTCTGGAACACAAGCGAAGACTTCAGAAACTTCTGGATCGGGCTGTGGGACACCGTAAAGACCGCAGCAGGAACGGTCGTAGACGGAGTCGTAACATTCTTCACAGAGACGATTCCTGAGGCATTCAACAGCTTTCTAGAGGCGTGTCAGAGCGTAGCAGAGAGCGTCGCCGTGTTCTTCACGGAAACCATTCCGCAGGCAATCTTGAGCTTTGTACAGGCCGTAATTCAGTTTTTCACGGTAGACCTTCCATACAACATCGGATACGGAATCGGCTGGATCATTGGAAAAATTGAGGAGTTCGGCCAGAATCTGATCAACTTTGCGACAACGACAGTCCCGCAGTTCATCCAGAGCGTAATCGACTGGTTTATGCAGCTGCCGGGACAGATCTGGTCATGGCTGCTTGCTGTTCTCAGCAATATCGCCCAGTGGGGCACAGACATGATCAGCGATGGAGCAGAAGCAGCGTCTGAATTCCTGACGAACATCATCAAGTGGTTCAGACAACTGCCTGGACAGATTCAGGCATGGCTGCTGACTACTATCCATAACCTTGGAAGCTGGGTAACAGACATGAAGAACAAGGCCATAGACGCAGGAACGAAGTTCAAAGACGGACTGGTCGATGAAGTGAAGAAAATCCCAGGAAGGATGCTGTCACTTGGCGGAGACATCGTAGACGGCATCAAGAACGGCATCAAGAACGCCTGGAGCGGACTGACAAGCTGGTTCGGGAACCTGGCCCACGGTCTGGTAGACGGCTTCAAGGACGCACTCGGCATCGGCTCACCGTCGAAGGAATTCGATAAAGAAGCACGATGGGTAGGACCTGGTGTCATAAACGGACTTAAAAGGACTATGCCTGATGCCATTCGCTACATGGAAAAGGCAAGTGCTGAAATGCTCGGCGCACTTGACCGCGACAGCCTGGCCACAAGAATCAATCTGGAAGGGCATTCCTTCAATCCAGGAGAAGCAAAGGCCACAGGCAACACATACGTGGTCAACCAGACAGTCAACTCACATGACGCGCTGTCACCATCAGAGATGGCACAGGAAGCGAAGAACGCAATAAGGAGAGCAGCATGGCAGTAATCGTAACGTATACAAATGAATACGGAGACTCCATAGAGTTCTCCAGAAACAGCGACATCAGAATCACAGGCATTGACGGCCTGTCTGCAAACAGCATAGAGCTGAGCGAGGCAACGGTAACCAACCAGGTAGGCTCAAGCATTACCGGCGCCTCCATTCAGTCTCGAACGATGACAATCGAAGGTCGATACCTTTATACACCGGCAACCCGAAAGAGGCTGCTGGCAGTCATACTGCCGGGAATCAGGGCAAGACTCCGCTACCAGAACACCGTGGAAAATGTAGATGTCTACTGGGAAGGACAGCCCACAAAAACACCGGACATCTCGACAAACCCCGTATGGCAGAACTTCCAGTTCACGATGAAGATGCCATACCCGTACCCAAGGACGACGGAGGGAGAAAACAAGAGCTTTTCATATCTGCAGTCCAGCTTCCGATTCCCTCAGGCCTACTCTTCCAGGACGCCGTGGCAGATTTCATCAAGAATCATCGAACCGCTGCAGACCATCACCAATAGAGGCGACATACCCGCAGGGTTCACCGTGACGTTCAAGGCGCTCACGGATGGCGTGAAAGCGCCAAAGCTGCTGAATGTAGACACGCGAGAGAACATCTCGTTCTCTCAGCTTACGCTGAACAGCGGCGATGAGCTGAGCGTAAACACGATGATCAATGCAAGGGAAGTACTGCTGACCACATCCGAGGGTACAGGAAACGCCTTTGAATACATGGATTATGACAGTACCTTCTTTCTGCTGGCAAGAGGTGCCAACACTCTGCGCTACAGTGCGCAGGAAAAAGAATCAAGCCTGGAAGTTACCCTCAGCTTTGAAGAATCACTGGCAGGTGTGTAATGAACTACTTGATCTATGACCAGAACGGTAAGAAGCAGGCTCTGCTGCAGAATGTAACATCTATTCAATGGAAGCCTAGATACTGGGAGAGCGGATCTGCAGAGATTCACGCCAGACCGACAGACGAGAATGTCCGATACCTGGTAGAACATAACAGAGTTGTCTGCCAGGAGAGAAACGAGATTCTGTTCATTGACTACGTACAGAGAAGCGACCAGAGCGCAGACGGGGAAGACATGATCATTCACGGCAGCCTCGACAACCTGGGAGATCGCATCAACACAGGCACGCTGACAGTAACGAACGTGGAAGAAGGACTGAGAAAGCTGGTCACGAACAACCAGAGAGGGCTGGACATCACGCTGGCACCGTCAAAGGGACTGACAGCCAAGGTAACACGAACAGAGACAACCTGGCAGACACTGCGGGAATCCTTTGCCGATTTCTGCCAGGAATCCGGGCTGGGATGGCGCGAAATCGTAAAGGACGGACAAATGAACGTCCTGGAGATATACCAGGGGAAACAGGCTAAAAACGCACGATTCAGCGATGACCTGGGAAACATAGCCAGCCAGGAATACACAAAAGATCTGTCCGAGTATTTCAACTACATCTACGTGCTGGGCGAGGACAACGGAACCAGCCGGGCAAGCGTCATCATTGACGCAAGAGGAGAAGGAGAAGCAGCCATCGAGAAATATGTAGATGCGAGAGATCTGCAGTCAACCTATGAGGACGACAACGGTAACGAGCATACCTACAGTACCGAGGAATACAATGCTCTTCTCAGGGGACGAGGACAGCAGAAGTACGCAGAAATGCTGAGTAAAGCGTACCAGTTCGAATGCGAACTGAACGAAGAGAACCGCATCGCAGTTCTTGGAAGAGACTACGATCTGGGCGACATCGTCCCGGTGATCAGTAATAGATTCAAAGTAGCTAATCTGGCCAGAATCACCGGACTAAACATAGTCGAGGAGCGGAACACAAACACGAAGATCACGCTGGAGCTCAGTATAGAAAAAATGGAGGTACTGAAATGACACAAAAAGCATATCCGCTGGACGATACCAACTACCTGGCTGAGGACGTCCGGCTTTTTCATGTAGCCAGGACACCGGGAATCTTTAATGCAACAGAAAGCGACCTCCAGGTATCAGCAACAGGACGGATGGCTGTGGACGTAAAGCCAGGCTATGCCTTCCTGCTGACAGCCAAAGGAGGAGTGGGCGGAATCACTTACGGCAGTAACGCCACAGAAGGGCTGACGATCCAGACTGCAGAAAGCACGACTAGATACGATTACATCGCCGTGCGCTACACGAAGGACACAAACAAGTGTGTGCTTGTGAGTGTGAAAGGCAGCGGATCTAAACCATCCGGACCGGTAAGAACGGCGTCAGTATATGAAATAATCCTTGCGATAGTTCGAGTGCGTGCAAATGCATCAGAGATATCCGCAGAAGACATCGAAGACACAAGGATGAATCAGACATACTGCGGGCTTGTGGTTGACGGAACAGAAAAAATCCCGACGGACGGATATGATGCACAGTTCACCGCATTCATGAACAGGGTAAAGGACAACTATGAAGAAGTCACCAAAGGCGTGATACCGATGGAGAACGCAGACATTGACTCCGCCACAGCCTAGTGGAGAAGCCTATGTCAGATTTACTATTCAAAAGAGACATTGAGGACACGCTGGACTCCCGGAGCTCTGACAGACCGTTATCTGCAAGGCAGGGAAAGCTCCTGCTGGCCATGGTGCAGGCAAAGTCACAGTCCGGAGAAAAAGGCGACCCTGGTCCAGAAGGGCCGCCTGGACCTAAGGGCGACCCAGGTGAGAAAGGCGATCCGGGACCTAAAGGGGACCCAGGAGCTAAAGGAGATCCAGGCCCTAAGGGGGACCCCGGCGAAAAGGGAGACCCCGGACCAAAAGGCGACCCGGGCGACGTCACCAGCATACCTACGATAGACACGGCAGATATCGACGACATCTGCATATAGGAGGAAAAAAGCAATGACTATACAGAGATATTCAACTCCTGACATCCGTATCCTGGTGGACCCATCGGTAGTACAAGATATCTGGCTGACCATTTCAGAGTCAGATCGAGACGAACTCATCACTAAGACGATGGAAGACATGACCGTCGAGGACAACGGATTTACTCTGACATTGACGTCAGAAGACACCGCCAAGCTCCCTAAAGGAATATACGACACGTGTCTGATTCAGGCGCGCGTGCTCTTCGTGGACGGAAGCGAGGTGAACTCCGACATTATTCAAAAGGACGTCGGAGAAGTTCTGAAGGAGGGATTCATGATATGACAGAGATCCCAGTCGACAGAACAGCAGAACGCATCGACATCGATGTCCGCGACAGGATTATTATTCGAGCGGGCACCGCAGGAAGCGACTATGAGAAACTGAAAAACAAGCCGCAGATCAACAGTGTTGAACTAACCGGCAACAGGTCTCTAGAAGCACTTGGAATCGAGAAAATAACGAATTCCGAAATACTGAATTTACTAGAAGGAGGAGAAAAAATAGTATGAAGTATTTAGATTATGATGGTTTACTTTATTTTTGGGGCAAGATCAAGGATAAGCTCAACAACAAGGTAGACAAGGTAGAAGGCAAAGACCTATCTACAAATGACTACACGACTGCAGAAAAGGACAAGCTGGCTGGCATTGCATCTGGAGCAAACAAGACAACAGTCGAAAACGTACTCACGTCCACATCTACAGCTAACGCATTATCTGCTGCCCAAGGTAAAGTATTAAAAGACTTGATTGATACTAAAGGAAACGGCAACGGCGATATGACAAAGGCTGTCTATGATACAGACGGCGACGGCGTAGTAGACAACTCAAAATCATTGGAAGGTCACGCTGCTTCTTACTTTGCCAAGGCTACGGACATCACAGGATTCATTACAATGCAGCAAGTGGAGGCTAAGGGCTATCAGACAGCAACACAGGTAAACACTGCTATCACAGGCAAGGGCTACCAGACAGCATCCCAGGTAGCATCAGCAATCAATTCAGCCATTGCAGGCGTTACACAGTTTGATCTCCAGGTAGTAGAAAACCTTCCAGCAAAAGGTAAAAAGGGTGTCATCTATCTGATGGCTCACAGCCACGCATCCGGAGACGCCTACGACGAATACGTATGGGTAGAATCCAAGTCCGCATTTGAAAAGATCGGTAACACAGATATTGACTTGTCCGCCTACATGAAGAAAACAGACCTGACTGCCATCGCAAATTCTGAAATTGACACGATCCTCGCCAGCTAGGAGGAACCATGGCTAAATATTTAGATCAGACAGGACTGAAATACTTCTGGGGAAAGGTGAAGGACACGTTCTGCAAGAAAAGCGACGTTCTCAGTTATTCCAGTATCGATACCAGCTCCAGCTGGAACCTCACTGATAAAATTGCAGGAGCAGGCGCCCTGAAGGACGCACTTACTGCAAAACTGATATGGACAAATGCAGCACCCAGTGCAGGATTTGTCAGTCAGACTATTACCCTGAGTGGCAACTACGATGCAATACTGATCGTGTACAAGACATGGTATACTTCAAACCCAGTGTCGATACGAATGGTACTCAACAACAACACCATTACAGAATTAAGTGTTACCGACACTGCCATATCCTACCGAAGATGCAAACTGAACGGTAAATCCCTATATTTCGAATCAGGAAACAATGTCAATCCATATGGAAAAGCCGGCGTTGCAAACGAAATAATAATACCAACGCATGTATATGGTTTAAATTTAAAGAGAGGCTGATATGAAATACACAGTTAACGTTGATGAAAATGGTTATATTTTATCGATTGCCAACACAGAGAAGGACACAGACGAAATCGATCTAGGGTCCATGGATTTAAACTTTCTGAACTGCTATAAGTATGAAAATGGAAAGGCATCCTTAGATGAAGAAAAAAAGCAGAAGATGCTGGACGAAGAAAAAAACAAGCCTTACGTTGCAACCTACGAAGAAAGACTGGACGCCATCGACTCCGCAATTGAAGCCCTGGCAGAAATGATAGGAGGAAGCGAATAATGGTTAAATGGTATTTACTACAGATTCAGATGAACCGCATGACACTGGAAGAAGTGCCTAAGAGATGGCACGATGCAGTGGCAGAAGCACTGAAGCAGAAAAACAGCTAACACAGACTTGAGGAGATTACCTCAAGTTTTTATTTTGTCAGAATAAAGGAGGAGACAGTATGACAATGAACGGTATCGATGTATCAAACTGGCAGGCAGGCCTGAACATTTCAGATGTTGCCTGCGATTTCGTGATTGCAAAGGCAACGGAAGGCCTCAACTTCGTAGACAAGTACTGCGACAAGTTCATTCAGCAGGCAATCAAGCTGGGCAAGCCTTTCGGGTTTTATCATTTCGCTAGACCGACAAATGACGCAGTCAGAGAAGCGGAATACTTCTACAACCACTGCCGCGGATATTTTGGGAAGGGCATCCCTATTCTTGACTGGGAGTCCGGAAATACAAGCGACGTCGCATGGGCAAAGAGATGGCTCGACAGAGTATATCAGCTTTCAGGAGTAAAGCCTGTGATCTACATGTCCGAGTCAGTAGTCAACGCGCACAACTGGTCATCAGTCGCAGCAGCAGACTACGGCCTATGGGTAGCAAAATATCGCGACAACAATCCGGACTACAATTACAGCATGGCCAGCGCAGGATCACGACCAAAAGTAAAGTGGTGGAAGTTCTACTGCATGTGGCAATGGACGTCAAGCGGCCGTCTGAACGGCTACAACGGTAACCTGGACTGCAACGTGTTCTATGGAGACGTAAGTACATGGAACAAGTACGCCGGCAAGAGCGGAACCGCGTCAAAGCCAGCGACAACCCCAGCACCAGCAAGAAAGTCAAACGAAGCCATCGCACAGGAAGTCATCAACGGCGCCTGGGGCAATGGCGAAGACCGTAAAAAGCGTTTGACTGCAGCAGGCTACAACTACACAGTGGTGCAGGCAATCGTCAACCAGAAAATGGCAGCAAGACGCGCCGTCTACTACACGATCAGAAGAGGAGACACACTGTCCGCCATTGCCGCAAGATACGGCACAACGTACCAGAAGCTGGCCGCAATGAACGGCATCGCAGATCCTAACCGCATCTATGCCGGACAGAGAATCCGCGTGAAGTAGCCAGACGGGAGAAGCAAACACACATGAACCGCAGAGTAAACAGACGATATCAGACACCACTGCCTCCCGACTTCGTGCACTTCCTGGTAGAAGAACAGGGGCTGAGCGAAAGGCAGAAGGCCGTGGTGTACCAGCTGCGAAACAAGATGCAAGACAGCGAATGGCACTACCGGGACGCAAAAATGTCAAAGGATGAGTTCGAAGAAACGGTAAAGGATCTTAACGACTATTACTGGAGACTGTTAATATCTCTGGCGCTTTCCGCTTTTGAGGAACAAAAGAGGAACAGAGTGGTGGATCCACAGGGTATAAGATGATGTTGTAAAGGAGAAATACACTATGACACCATTTCAAGGATATCCGCAGGCACCTGGAGGATTTGGATTTCAAGCCTTCCAGCAGCCTCAGTCCATCAATCAGGTGCAGTACGTCAACGGCATGGAGAGCGCAAAGGCCTACAGCCTGAGACCTAACGAATCCGCCATCCTGATGGACAGCAACAATCCGATCTTTTACCACGTGCAGGCAGATGCCAGCGGCTACAGAACCATCAAGGCGTATCAGTTCCAGGAGGTACATGAAGACCGGCCAGAAGACATCTATCTGACAAAAAAGGAATTCCAGGAATGGATCTCCTCGATTCAGAACAGAAAACAGAACGGAGGAAACAGCGATGAATCCCCTAAGAAATAACAATCAGAGAAACATGCTCCAGCAGTTTATGGACTTCAAGAGATCAATGCAGGGACAGAACCCGCAGGCGGTTCTGAACCAGCTGATGAACTCAGGAAAGTACACACAGCAGGACCTCGAAAGAGCGAAGGCGATGGCGGAGCAATTCAAGAACCTACTAAAGTAGGCAGTTCTGCAGACTGGAAATAGAGATGAAAGGAGAACACGCATGGACAATATGACATTGTCAGACATTGCGGCAGTCATGCCAAAGAACACGACTGACCACGACGGGTTTCTGGAAGGAAACGGAATCATTATTCTAATTCTTTTCTTCCTGATCTTCGGATTTGGAGGATGGGGCAACAACGGTAACGGCAACCTATCAGCTGATATGCAAAGAGGCTTTGACACACAGTCAGTCATCAGCAAGCTGGATGGATTGAGCAGCGGACTGTGCGACACAGCGTATGAGAACGCAAGACTCATCGAACAGAACACAGTCACAAACATGCAGGGATTCAACCAGACACAGATGGGAATGATGCAGGGCTTCAACGGCGTACAGGAAAGCATCAACAAC